AGTAGTACCACCTTGAATAATACCATTCGATAAAACTTGTTGGTATTCTCCAATATCAGAATAGTTACTTCTTTCTAATGTGTTTTTAGCTATCCACTCAGCTATCTTTTCTTTTGTCCAATATGCCATAACCTAAATTACCTCACCACTTTAAATGTATAGTCATCATCTATTATATGTTCTTGCCCATCATCGTATTTTACTTTCAATATAATCTTGTAAACTCTATTCGGTTGAAATGTATTCAAATCTTGTTTAAAATAATTACTATTAGAATCAATACTCATAGATGTAAATTGTCCAAATGGTATTATGGTTTCATCTGTTACTATATCTTTAATTGAATAGAATCCACTTCCTGTTGGAATAAAAGAACCTGTAATTGTTTGAACTGATGTTGCAAATGTTCGACCTACATATTTTTTTCTAGCACCTACTCTAAATTTAACAGTTTCGTTTTCTTTATATTCATCCCTTAAACCTTTTACATATATAAAATTATCTACATCACCAGTCATATCCAATGAACTCAAAGAAGCAGTATGAGTATTACCGGCTGGTGAATCACTATCATTCCATCTAACCTCAAGTTTAGGTGAATATATTGTATGAGTATTCGATGAAAAGAATTTTAAATCACCTCTATTATTATCAGATGATTCATAACTACCACTAAATTTTAATATAAGACCATAATTTTTTAATCCATTTGGAAATTTAGGATCATTAGCTCCAATTGAAGCTGGATTTCCTGGTTCACCACCACCTGAATATGAACCTGTTATCCATCTTTTGACTATATTTGTAATGTCCATATCTATATCAGGAGATTGATATGAAAAAGATTGAGATTGTTGAAATCTTGAACCTGTAAACCATATACCACCACCCTCTTCTTCTAATCTATCACTACTACTTCCAGAAGTTCCAAGTCCATTTGTAGTACCTAATGACCAAGTAAAGTTAGCTGTTCTATGGTCATAGTTTTTCCAAGTAACACCATCTTGTAATGCAGGATTTGAATTTAATTTACCAGTACCTTCTTCCCAAGATTGAGATAAGGCAAATGCAGATATTTCATAAGTAGAAGGTAATTCTGATGTTTCAGTCGAATATAGTTTCAAATGATAAGTAGCATCAGTTGGAGTTGTCTCCTCATCTATTGATTTTGATATGTCTGTTAAATCAAAATGTAGTAATGTCCTCGTAACTCCATTTACAGAATCACCACTAAAAGCTTTATGTAATTCTAATACCTCATCTCCACCATAATTTTGTGAATGAGATATGTCCGATATCCAAGAATCTTTGTTGGAATAGTAATATTTATGCATTATTCAACCTCCCCTTTTATATTATCTTTTGGATTTTTTAATTCAAATATAGAAGGTGTAGTCCAATGTGCAGGTGGAATAGTACCTGAAGATAATATATCAGCGTGTTCAAATTCATAAGCATACCCATACTCACTAGTACCTGCACCTCCCACAAGATTAGATGGAGTTCCACCATCCGCATATAAATTTACTCCTGTTTTTAAAAGATTACCACTTTGACTTATCTTTACATCTTTTACAATTTTAACACCCTCAACATTATATAATAAATTTTGAATATCATTTATATACAATGTTTGATTAAACTGCATATTTTTATTATCGAAATATCTAATAATTTCATCAATACATTTTAATTTTAAATCAGATTTATTCACATGTTCTTTTGCTACTACTCTGAAAAATACTCCAAAATTTATTATAAATCCATCTCTAATCGATATATTATCAGAAATAATTTTATATTGTTCTAAATATTTCTGTAAATTACTTTTTATTAAATCTGTAGTAGCTGTAAAATTATTAAATCCATCATTGGATATTACATATATATCAATATTTTTAAATGATAAAACATCTGCAGTTGTTAATGACTCTGCATTTGTTAGCAAGTCTCTCATATTTTGTATAGCTGATACTTGGTCTTGAGTTATATCTTGAGTACTACCTGCACTAAATCCAGCAAATATTGTATCAAATGCAGAAATATCACTATCAGTAACTTGTCCATCTCCATCATAATCAAATTGATTATATAATGTATCACCACCACTTCCAGTTATTTCAGTAAATGGTCTTCGTCTAACATATACTTTAGAAATATTTCCATATTTAGCCGGCATTGAAATAACTCTTGACTCATAATCTTTTTTAGTAACTGCTCTATTTTGTGAAGCGAAATGTGATTTAGCTCTTTCTCTTATTTGACCCAATGATTCTTCATCCATACCACCACCCGCAGGTTTATCATTTGTGACTCGTAATGTATTAAGTACTGAATCACTCGGTGACGATATTACATTTCTAACCAATACTTGTTCTATGGTATTAGCAGGAACATTTGTTTTTGAACCTCCACCGGTTCTATAGGTAATGGTTAATGTTGTATTGGCCGGAGTCTCACCTAATGAATCTAATTTAGAACCTAGTGATGGGTCTAAACTTGAAGGTAAAGTTCCTTGAACTAAAGAATTTATTTGATTATTATCACTTATAACATCTTCTAAAACTGATGACCCACTCAAGTCTCTATTTAACAATCCATTACCAAATACTATTGAAGTTGTATTGTCTGGATTAGTTTCTACTATAAATCTTTTATTTACTTTTGACATAGAATTTAAAACATATGGAACAGGATTAGTTGTATTTACAGCTGTACCAGTAGTAAAATCTACATATGCACTACTTCTACTATCATCATCGCTATAGTGTGTATCCGTAAATACTTTATCTTGAGCTAGGTACTCTACTTCGTGCCAATTTTTACCAGAAGAATCTATACAAGATATAATACTCGTAACATCTTTTTCAGGTAATGTCAATCTTAAAAATTGAGTAGGTGATGTTACAGTAAAAGTTTTTTGTTTGGTTTCACCTGTAACTGCTATAATATCTTGTTTTAATTTATATTCTGTAGGTACTCCATTTGAATCCGTAGATTCTATAGTTGGCTCATACCCCATACTCCCACCATAAGAACCAGTTATTGTGAAATCTAAAACATCCAATGTTTCAAACTTAACATCTGATAAAGCTGATTGTAAAACCATACCTTTATTTAAAACTAAAGCTTCTGACATATCAGGTGAAACATTTGGTGCTGTACCTGTAACTCCAACTGTTTGAGAAAAATTTAATACTACATAAGATGGAGAAGTAGGTTTAACTCTGTATCCCAATGTTTTGGCTAAATTAATTAGGTTTGTTCTTTCTTCTGCAGTAGAAACAAACATTTCTTTAAATTGTTGGTCAATATAAAAAGATAATATGTCACCCACATAAGCATTCATTTCTAACAACATCATACCAGGTGATGTTTCATTAAAATCTTGATATGTATCTGGGAAATATGTTTTAGCATATTCTATTAAATCTTTTTTCAAAGAAGTAAAGTCTTTGTTTAAATAATTTATTGATGGACTATTTACATCTTTATTATAATTTGGCATTTTCTATTCTCCACCTATATTTCTAAAGTAACCGAATCAAATATATTCGGTAAACTATTAAGATAAAATTGAATAAAAATATTCAATCTATTTGGATTACTGTTACTTGGATTTATCTGTAATTCTTTTATTCCAACATAAGGTAACCATTGTGAAATAGCTTTATTAATTCTATCTCTAATAATAGTTTGTACTTCAGAAGTCATATTTTCAAAAAGGACATCTTCTAAACCTATTCCAATATCAGTTTGAAAAACTCTTTCACCTTTTCTCGTTTTTAATAAGTTTTTTAAATTTTCTCTAACAGCGTCTAGAGTAATATTCGTTGACTCAAAATAACCTTCACTATCTCCTCTTTCAAGAGGTAGTTTTAATCCAATAAGTTTACTCTTACCAGCAGTATTTTTATCAGTTGGTATATTAGGATTATTTATTCTGATAGCCATTATTTATCAGCTCCATTTTTTACATCACCTGACATTAGTTTAACAACTGTAGAACTAGCGTCGCCAGTAGCTTTAGATGCATTTTTAAAATTAGGCATATCTATTCCACCACTACCTTCAACTTTTAGACCATCACCAATTTTCCTAATTGTCCAAGCAGGAACAGAAGCTCCACCAGCAGAGACTTTTTGTGTGGCTTTTTTTATAACCCCTTCCACTTTATCAATAATTGAACCTGCACCTGGAACTAATCCAGCTAATTGTTTCAAAGAACTTATTAATGGAGCATAAGGACCCATTAGTGTATTAGGTGCTACATCAGCTGCCTGGTCTTTTGTTATCCCTATAGAGTCAACATCTAATTTAGTTTTAAGTTTTACAACTCTAAACTCTTGTTCTAACACAAATTCTTCAACAGCTAAAGCAATTGAATGGGCTAATTCTTCAATGTTTTTATTAGGTCCTTCCAATTGAGCAGTTTTCTTTAAAGCATCTGCTATTTTTTTCTCCATACTAGCCATTAACCATTCCTACCTTTAGATTTCTCAATACTCTTTTTTAATATTTGACTATAATCTTTATTAAATAAATTTTTAATGTTATCAGGTGCTGATGGTGTAGCTATTATATCACCATTACTTGATTCAGAACCTGGTTGAACATTGGAGTAAGCTGAACTCATTATTTCATTAGCCGAGTTAGAGTCGAATGTCTCTCCACCCATAGATGGCCAATCTTCCATATCACCCATAGCAGTTTCATTTAACACATCATTTAAAACAGAATTATTAGAAAAGTTTTTCTTTTCAACTATTTTTTTATTTTGTTTTGGTTGAGAAGTTTTCTGTGAAGTTGTTTTTGTAACTGGTTGTTTTAATTCACTTATTACCTCGTGAATAGCCATAGCAACTTCTTCTCTTACAATCCCTCTAATTAATGTTCGTATGTTTTTTTTCTTTTTCATATATTACCTCTTTTATTTATCACCATTTTTTTCTATAAAATGTTTATCACTTAAAATTTGGGATAACTCTGTTTTTATTTGAGTCTCCAATTGAACCCATCCAGGTGAACCACCACCTTTTACAGGAACGGAAGTTCCACCTATCGTTCCAGCTACAAATAATTGACCGATAGCATCTATCATTTTTTCCAATGTTTCTTTTAATTGTGTACCTAATACCATTGGTTCATTATCATCAGGTGCAGTCTTCCCTAAATAAATATTTTTAGATTCAATAATTGTTGAATTATTTGTATAAATTTGTAAGTTATCCGCACTACCTATATTAATATTATTATAAGAAGACAATGTCATAGGTGCATATGTTGAATCAAAAGTTAATTTACCAGATTTAATTAATATTTGATTACCACTTGTATCTTTCCATTCTATAGGTCTATCCGGATTTTTATTTAAATTAGTTGAAGATGGATTCCAATTTTGTTCATAAAAATGTTGAGCTATTGTACCACCAGATGTAATACTAATTATACTACCATCAGTTATTCTTTCCATATCTTGTTTATTACCACGAGAATTTGAAATAAATATATGAGGATAAGTTGAATGATAACCCAAACGAATACTATTTCCTTGTCTACCTTCTAATATCATATCACCATTGTTATGGTCTTTAAGTGTATCTCTCTCAAATCTTGGGTCTGAACTATCTATACCTGGCATATCAAGTCGACTTGGAACTGAACCTGCTAACCTACCAACTGCACGAGAACCATACTTCCAAACAAATGATGGACTCATACCAAATAAATCTTTAATGTTTTGTTTGTTGTCACCTTTATTAGAAGTTAAAGATATATCAGGATTGAAATTAGGGTCATTAGCAGTATTCAAAGGACCTATATAATATCTTTGAGAACCAAATTGACATAACAAAACAGGGTCTCCGTCTGTTGGAATATCAGCCATACCTCTAAGTAAAGGTCTATATATTTCGGCTTCTTGTTCTAACATAAGTCTTTCATTGGGATGTAAATTCCATTTTTTAGTGTCAACAGTTGGATAAGCTTTAATACAATTTAAATAAAGTGGATTGTTACCTAACTCTCTATACAATTTAGCAGACTTATTAGTAGCCACATTGACTACTCTACCAGGCACCCACTGCATAAAAACATCAAAATCAGATGATGGACTTTCACCATAATCATATCTTGTCTTAACTGAAGTAGAACCAGCTGGTAATTGCATTATAAAATTTGACATATTAGTTACCTATTATTTTATTTGATTTTTGTTTTAATATTTCAACTTCATCATTTTTTTTCTGTAAATCATTTACATCTTCTTGTAAAGCGTTTATTAAATCTTCTTTTTCAGATTCTGTGAGTAGTAATGATTCGTCTTCACCCCCACTTGATTTAGCTATAATCCTTTGTATCACACCAGCTAATTTAACAAGATGTTCATCGTTTTTTACAGATACTTCATAAAATTCTTTTATTAAGGGAGCAACAAGAACTACATCATCTATAGTTTGAATAAAACCGTGAACTTCTTGTATCAACAAATCAAGTTGAAGTTTTTTATTTTTTTGGTTTTCATAAATATCTTTGGTTAAATCACTAAAAGATTTACCTTCAAATATTTCATCATTAGATTTCATATAATTCCCCTAAAATGTATTTATTCATATATAAATATAAAAACCCTGAAAAATCAGGGTTTTTTATATACATTATTTATATCTAATTAAATTAAAAGAATTTATTTTTAGAATCTTTATGGTCTATACTACCATATCGAGCATATTGTTCGTGAGCAACTTTATAATGTTTTTTTAATTCGTTAACTATTTTAGTAACTTTACTTGTCTGTACACCAGTTATTTCTCTTATTAGAAGATATAAACTCTTTTTATTAAAGTTTTCTATTTCATCTCTCCTCTTCATAAGTTCTATAATTGCATACGCAATATCAATATCTCTTTTTTTCTTAAAGATATTTAATATTTTTTTCTCCAAATATAATATTAATTCAGAAGTAAAGTTTACCATACCACCACTCTGTACTCCGTGTTGTTCTACATATGATGGTGAGTCTAGTAATGTTAGTTCTCCGTGTGATTTTAATTTCTTATAGTTAGCATTATTATTTAGTATTAAATAATTTTTTGCAACTACAGAAAAATAACTAAAAGCTTTTGAACCTTTAGTGTGGTCATATTTGTGCATATTCATTACAAGAAAAGCTACAACTTCATGTTTAACATCTGCGAATGGAACATCGAAATAAGTAAACTTAAAAGTATTAATTATATTTTCTGCTAACTTATCAAAAGCTGGATGTATTTCTTTTCCATATATTGCATTTCTGACATTTTCATCATTACTATCATTATATCTTACAATAGCATCTTGAACTTCCATACCAAAATACACTTTTCTTTTTGGTTTTCTTCCAGGCTTTTTCTTAACTTTTACTTTTGTATTATCAGTTTTATTTTTCGCCATCTTTATTCTCCTCTTGTTGTATCTCATCATCATCAAATATATCATTTAACATTGTGCTTAGTTGTTGTACTTCTTTAAAAAAGAATCCTATCTCATCATCAGATTCAAAATGTCCAGAAGCGTCTATAGTTTTTACTCTCTCATTAGTATATTCTACAATTTGTTGAAATTGTATTATAAGATTTTCATAATTATTTATTCTCCTTAAAGAATAAAATAACAATACACTTAAAACAATACTAATAATAGAGAATAATATAGTTAAAAATAATAACATATCAACCCCCTAATTAGAAAAAAGTTTATCAAACTCATTTTTAATCTCACCGACTTTTAGATTTTGTTTGTTAAACTCTTTTTTTGTTTCTTCAATTTTCTCTTGTTTCTCAACATTACCTTGAATATAATGTTGTTTTTCAGCTACAGTTGACATCCAATCACCGAAGTGTACAATATAATGTAAAATATTTCTACTATCACTTGACCTTCTATAATAGTCTTCGTTACCTGCATCAAACATACCATCCGACATTTTTATAGCTTTCCATACTTCAGCTGATATTTTAATGTTAAAATATTGTAGTAACCAAAGAGCTCTATCAGTTACACTTAAGTTTTCCATATCAGAATTATGTGTATAAAACTCATTTAGTTTTTTTCTTCTCCAATCATCGGTCTGTATCTTGTAGTATGGGTCATCCAAATCACCTAGTTTTCCCAAGTCGTGGAACATAGCAGCTAGTATCACATCTTCTTTTTCTGCAATTACATCAACGCCCAAACCAACAAAAAGTTCCCTTGTTTTTAAAGAAGTTTCAATTACTCTTAAAGTATGGTCTATCCAACCACCTGGGAAACAATTATGATAGTTAGGTCTACCCGAAGCAGGTGCCTCAACCATTCTATCTTCGAAGTGATTAAATAGATTTTTAATATTCTGAAGATTATCACCTTCAAAATTATCTTCTATTATTTTATTTAATTTATCCCAATTATGTTTTATATTTTCCGGTGTATTATTCATTGTCAAAAAATTCTCCTATTAAATTATTTTTATTTTTATCAATTTCATCGTAATGTAATCCATCATTTCCATTCTGACCTATGATATCAATTCTTTTATTTAACTCATCTTCTTCTATTTGTTCTTCGAACTTATAATTCATTATTAACAATTCTGTACCCTTATCTCTTGTACCATCTTTTTTAGTACCAGCTTGTTTAGTAAATTGTTTTTCTTCCCAAATAAATT